CCGTCATCACTCATTTCATCAAGGAGAACAGGTGCTTGAGGATTATTTTGATAAGGGGGCATTTCTAACAATAGAATATAAAATATCAGATATGCCAGTGATTTAAACTCCAAGCACAAAAGTTCAATAAAGAATGGCGCCCCCACGGATTGGACTCATTGTTACCGGCGCAGAGACCGCACAAGACTTTCAACATTTTCTAAAGACACTAGAAATATGGCATCCAGACGCGGAACTATTTGTCTACACGGATGACGCAACAGACCAACTTATCAAAACCGCAAAATTCAAGGGTGTCATTCACCGACAAGCACGGCTAAATGCTTATAAGGGTCTTAACCGCGCACAAATGGAAAAAATCAAGGGAGTTACTTACGCAAATCTATGGACTGATTTTATGTACGAAAAGGCGGCAGTACTTGAGTGGATGTTTGAAATCCAGGATACCACACCGGCATGGTTTCTTGATGCGGATATTTCGCACTTAGCCCCGTTGCCCGCGATTCCATCTACCGCAACAGTTGCACTATCACCTCACGCAATTCGACCCCAGGATGAAGCAAAATATGGCAAATACAATGGAGGTTTTCTATGGTTCAAAGATGCTTCCCTGCTTCCAGAATGGCGAAAGGCGGGACATACATCTAGATTCTTTGAACAGTCCGCGTTAGAAACGGTGGCAACCGCAGCTGGTGAAACGCTATACGAATTTCCACCGCAGGTGAATTTTGGCTGGTGGCGTATGTTTCAAGCACCATGCTCTAGACAGGAAATACAGGCGAAGTTTAGTATTTTTCGCAACGATCAAAGCGTTGGTATTCGTTACGATGGCAAACCACTACAGTCCATTCATACGCACTGGTTTTCCACGACCGCGTTTGAATGTGTATCATTTCGTATGTGGTTTGACGAGTTTACAATGAAATTTAAGGCACATAAGCCGATTCAAACCTACCGTAAACTGATAGGATTGGACTAGACTAGCGGAAACAATTTAGGAATGCCGACGTTAAAGAACGGTCGGCATTGCTCAATCCGCGTCCAAGTCAAACGGAAAAGACCCTCCGCGGAGCAGTAGGAGTTCCACCATTCGCGACCCGCGGCGGACATAGTCGCCCACTGCTCTGCCGTTGTGGTCTTCACGATCCGCTCAACATCTGCAGGATTCGCCGCACGAAAGTAGTGAACCCCCTCCTTGGGTGCCACAAGGTAGCCCTTCATGTCCACACCATCCGTAACAATTGGAACTACTCCACAGGCGAAGTACTCAATCTCACGATTACACTTGGGACCGAAGCCAGGTAGGCAGAGACCGAATCGTGCATGACATAGTTTGTCAAGATACTCCGTTTGTGTATAGGGGTACGGCGCACCGGTAGAATCCACAGGCATAGAGAACAGTTCTACACACTTGCTCCAATTGTGGACAGTGCGATTCTTTTGTTGGACACCGTTTTCAATCTTGCCAAGGAAAAGAGACTGAATGTTGCGCTTGGACCAACCAAGAAGATTCTTCTTCTCAATGTTGATCACTTCAATTGCCCGTGGGGAACGAGGCCAGAATCCCCAAATGGATTGACGTAACCGATGGTTTTCAGGACCAGGCGGCGCACAGTTGCCAAAAAGCGCCATTTGGTAAGACGGCGGCGCCGACCACCAGCGGGTTGTAGGACGATCATAGAGAAGCACCTCACCCACTGCGCCCCACCAACAAAAGGGGGTATCTTCTGTCTTCTCTACTTTGACATAGCCACGCTCCGCCCAGATATCAACCATTTCACGGAACGTATCCCCACTATGATTCCAGATACCTTCTAGCGCCTCGCCGGTAGGTACAAGAATGCGTGGAACCTTAACATTTTGGGTCGTATCTCGCGAGATTTTGAGCAGATCCTTGAAACCGAACTTCTTCACCGCCTTGCCGACATCCAACATAGCATTTTGTCGCTGGATTTCAATCGGCTCGCGCTTGAGCAGCCCTGCAACGTAATTGATCTCGGCAGCACCGGCAAGATGAATGCGATCACCGCGTGGCGCATCCATGCGATTGAATTCCATTACGTAGGCACCAGCGGGTGCCAGCCACATGTAGTCAAGCCCGCCGCCATCCGCCGAACCAAAAATCCACGCCGCGTCGGCAAACATACGGCGGCGTTTCTCGGGCATGTCGGTTGACGACACGTAGTGAATAATCCAGCCGCGTGAGAAAATGTATTCGGCAACCGATTCCGCCCATTCGCGTGTACAGACCGCCTGCGGATCGTCGTCAACGCAAAAGACCGCCACCGGTTTCTCAGGTTTATCTTCCGTCGGTGCCATAAGACTACGCAGTAGCGTAATATCCTCGGCTGACACAAGCGAGTGCTCAAACGACGGCGGCAACGCCCATACATCGTCCGCATAATAGTTCATGTCATCCATCATAGGCACTAAAGTAATATTTCCCTTTTCCGATTCCGTCCATACACAGTCCTTGAGAAAAGGGGCAATGTCCGATAGCTGCGGAACAAGGAATTCAGGCACCGCAATATCACACGACTTGAGCAGACGACGAATTGTTAGAACCTTAGGAAGATAATGAAGAATCCATTGGCTGAGAGTTGTTTTACAGGCGTCATCTACCGGAATTGCAATAAGAGAGGGAACATAGATGCTGGGCATCATATTGCTGACGTTTGCCGTTTCCCACGCACGAATCCATTCATTGTGCGGACCAACAAAGATATCCTTGAACGAACTGAGAAGACCCTTGCGATTCACAAATATGCCCTTCTCAAAGTGATAGAGCGGAAGCGCGGAGGGTGGTGGGGTGTAGATGTTCTGTTCACCGGTTTGATAATTATAGAGATCAACTCCATCTCCCTGTGCCGCATGTCGTAGCATAGTACAAATTGACCTGGGCGCATCGTCTGTTACGGATAGAATAGGGCGCGGGAACGACTTACGGAAAGCGGTACGATTCCATAATGAATCAATGGAGACGGGTAGTTTGCCTTCCTCGCTAAGATCTTTACAGACATGCATCGGTTGAATCGGCGTTGGGTCAATGTAGAGAAATATGGGGCGGTAAAGAACATCACGCGCCTCGTAGTTGCGAATTGCAGAGGTATGGAGATGCATTGTTTTGATAGAATAGGCGGGATTTACAATACAAAACTTACGGCGGAGCATACAGACAGTAAGAGCGTTATCGCAACCAGACTGACCGAAAGGGAAACCAAGGTCTTCCTTATCAGGTGTAAAATCTAGCGCATCCCGTGCAAAAATCCACGTATCCTGCGAATCGGCACGGGGTCCAAAGATATGCGGAGTCTCTACATCTTCCCAACGCAGCAAAGCAAGAAATAGACGCTTCTCTACAAGTGAAAGCTTCCATAAATACGACAGCGTCTCATTGAACCAGATGTCAGAATTGGAGATGATAACAATAGATCCAGCGGGCACCTCTGTTTTTGCCGCCATAAACGCATCATAATAGGTAAGGCGGCTGCCAATAATAGAGACTGTCAGTTTGGGCGAGGTAGGAAGATCCTTGTATTCGGTTTCGTTAAGGAGTAGAATATGGTCAATCCATGGCGAGGCAATGTTTTTTTCCAAGCAAGTGCGAATTTCTCTATGACGGCGCACACTGGTGTGACGGAAGTACTGTTGGATAAGCCAGGTCTGCGGAATAACCGAGTCATCCGCGGCGGGCACCACAGCACAAAGACGCCCGCCCACGGTCCGTGCCCATGCGTCATACACAAGGCGTGTACCAAGTGCCAAGGCATCCCGTTCAACTGGGTTTGTCCATGCCACAACATTCATACGCAGCAGATGGGCTAGACAAAGAATCACTTTGTCCACTGGATCCGTGGCGCCTACAGGCTCCCCCAAAAACGGATAATTATCATGGAGTTCTTCAGTAATTAGGGTGTGATCCCAACGGATACCACGCTCTTCAAGGCTGTTTAGTACAGTATTAGGACCAATCAATAGGCACTCAGACTTAGTAGTCAGCACAGTGGGAAGTACAGCAGCCCAAGCAGAGATATCCGCATCCGCTGAAAATACAATCGCAACAACAGCCTCGGCGCCGACAACTTCAATTGCCGCCGGCTCCGTTACAACACAGTACCAGCGATGCCAACGGCTACCTGGTACAAACGATGCCCGTGCCCAGAGCATTGTCTTATTATCAGTATGGACCTGTGTGTCCAGACGCATAATGCGTATCGGTTTGCCCGTAATAGGATGGCGCGCTTCCATGGCAGTTATTTAACTATAGTCGTAAGCCCTTAAATATGTATTAAATAAACGAGACCGGTCTTGGCAATCACATCCATAAACGCATACGCAACGGTGGTATACTTCTTCTCTACTACCTTATTTGTCTTTAACCAATAGACAATTGGGTAGAGCGACCACACCGCTAATGTTAGATACACGGCATGTATATTTTTAGTCTGCTGTAAGAGAATCATAATAATAGGTAAGAAGGCAAGCATACCAAGGGCAAAATAGCCGTTTGATTCCATACGATTTGGGGTCTTTGTTCCCAAGTAGCCGGATATAATCATAAGAATATCGCAGGCGACCATTCCTAGAATGACCTCAAGAGATATACCGTTGACGTAGAGAAGTGCCGCCAACATAAGTGGCGTTGTAAATAGCCAATCGCTGTGTCTCCACCTGTCGGAGTCTTCGGGATGCGCCATGATTAGAGAATACGCAATACAAGCAATTGTAGGAATAATAGCAAGGGCGGGCGACGATGAGAATCCAATAAGAACAGATGTAACAAAGAATATAGTAAACGCCGAACTAATAGCAATATTATCCATTGTGCCACCTTGTTTTATCTTTTGAGCAACGAAAAAACTAGGTATTATGACACGGGGTGCAATCGCTGCAACTGTAGCAGCCGCCATTTACATTAAGATTAGGATTTAATCCAGCGGTAAGGACCTTCGCCGCGCACATCTACTGCTGCCTTATCAGGTTCTACAGTAACCGCTAACCGACGACCGTAGACATGCCAGTGGAACTTACCGCTATCGCCGTACACTGTGAATTCATTGTTAGAAGAAACACAGGATACATTGAGTAGGCGCAGTTTGCCGTTGTAGACAGGAGACACATGAACTGTAAACTCGGTCGCAAGGGCGTTCACATAATCTGGCAGTGTTATTGTGATACTGGACTCAAACTCGGCAATAGTACCGGTGCCACGGTAATAAACACCGGCTTCAGGTCCCTCTAAGCACGCATGGACAAGATATTTTGAGTCATTCTTAGGGTGGTCAATAACGAATGTTTTTGATGTGTTATAAACAACTTCATTCGTGACGGCATTATAAGTAAGTGCTGGTGTAATGGTTGTATCAAGACGAATTGGTGCTACATAGAGTGAATTAATTGATGTGGTATTGAGTGCTACACCTGTTGCGTTAATGACAATGGTATTGTTACTTTGGTTGTTTGAACCGGCATATGTGCCAATGGCAATTGAATTTGAGCCTTGAAAATTTCTGCCTGCATTAAGACCGATAGCAACACTGTTTACTCCCTGGGTAAGACCGCCTGCACTAACACCAATAGCAATTGAATTTGAACCTTGTGATTGTATTCCTGATCCTGCACCAACTGCGACCGCATTTGAGCCTTGACTTATTAAACCAGTATTATAACCTATCGCAATTGCTGAATCAGATTGATTTGATTGTCCAGCATTATTACCAACGGCAACTGCTGTGCCCTGTTGATTGCTTTGTCCAGCATTTCCACCAATAGCAACAGAACCAGAAAATTGTCCGTAAAAGCCTGCTCCGCTTCCTATAGCAACGGTATTTGTACTTTGGTTGGTTTGACCTGCAGTATAGCCAATAGCAACCGAGTAATCTCCTTGAGTGGTTTGACCGGCACCGTAGCCGACAGCAATTGTGCCAAATCCTTGTGTTTGAATTCCTGCCTGAGCGCCAATAGCAATTGCACTTCTGCTTTGATTACTTTGAGCAGCTAATACACCTATTGCAACACTGCTATTTCCTTGAGTTATTTGACCAGCACCAGCACCAATAGCAACTGTATTAGTTCCTTGAGTATTTTGACCGGCAGCAGCACCAATCGCTACTGCCGCCTCTCCTTGCGTTGTCTTACCCGCTTGATCACCAATGCTAATTGTAGAGAAGCCAGTAACCCATGCCGAGCCATTGTAGTAAAGGTAGTCTCCATAATTGGAGGCAACGGGCAGACTGGAACCGGCACCTACCGCTGCTCCATTTATACTACTAATTGTCATAGTTGAGGCATAAATAATACCTACTGTAGCAGTACTTGCAAAAAGCGAGGATGTATTGACTATGGCGCCATTACCGCCTACCGCTGCTCCATTTATACTACTAATTCTCATAGTTGAGGCATAAATAATACCTACTGTAGCAGTACTTGCAAAGAGCGATGATGTATAAATTGTACTAAATGAGGATAATGAGGTAGATAAAAATGCCAAGTAACCAGCATTTGTACTATTAACTAAGCCCACAGTATACGCCTCTAATTGAATAAATGTCTGATAAATACCAGCAAGAATACTACTTGTAGTAATAATTGAAAATTGATAGGAAAGACTGGAAATTTGTGCTACATTACTATTTGTGGATGCAACCAAAGAGGATATATCACGGAAGTAAATTGTAGAAAATCCTGACAGTGAACTTATGGTACGCCCTAATAATGTAGACTGAGCATAACTTGATACAATAATGGGACTTATATTGGTACTAAAAAATGTGCTGGTGATTACATTAATAGTATTTGTACTAATGATAAAATATTGCCGTTCTAATGTTGAGACTCGTGTATTTATACTAGATATAGCTGCCGTATTTGTACTAATTCCTTGTGAAAGATAAATTGAAGTACTGATTAAGGATGAATTAATTTGTGTACTAAATGTGTTTAACTGGTTAGTATTTACTTGAGACCCGTATACACTAGATATTTGTGACGAGGTCCATACCGTTGTAGAATTGATTTGGTAATTAAACGTACTTGTCAACGCGTTGGATGTAAGTGCTGTTTGTAAAGCAGCAGAGGTACTTACCGTAGAAAGTCCTAAATTTACCGAGTTTTGAACTGCATTAATTTGAACCAAGAAAGTGGAAATAGAACTAATTGCATTTACTGTGCTGTACATGACATTCAATGTACTCAAATAAAAGGAATTGAGTTGAATTTGCAAAGAATTGGATGTAGATAAGAATGCATTACTTGTACTAATGGAAAGTGTTCCTATATTTGTAGAATTTGTGTTTATCTGTCTAAAAGCGCTGCTAAATGAAGAGATTGTATAGAATTGAAACGTACTAAATTGAGATGATAGATTGCCAAAACTACCAACTGTTTGGTAAACAAGTGTACTTGCTGCATTATAGGTACTAATCACCGAGGATTGAATATCATGTTCTACTTGAGTGTATACGGTTCCTATAGTTGTACTCAGCGTTGATAAATCGGCGGGGCTCACACTATTACTCCAGTACGTTTGTCCCTGTCCGTTCGCATACAGTGTGTATACGGATGAAATAGGCGCATTTCCAGCTGCACGAAAATTCAGCTGATTGGTAAGTATGGCGTTCAAACTTGCCCCTGTAGCATAAGCCATTCTAAACATATTAGGCATTTTTGCCCTGCCCCATTACACGCGTATGCTCATATCTAAAAACAACTTATAGACTTAGAGTAAGAGTACCATGTCCAATTCAGGAGGACTTCTCCAGTTAGTAGCGACCGGACGACAGGACATCTATCTGTCCGGTAATCCACAGACTACATTTTTCAAACAAGTGTACCGCCGGTATACTAATTTCAGTATAGAAACTCAGCGCATTCCGTTTGACTCAGCAGTGGATTTTGGAAAACTAATTACTGTAACAGTTCCACGACAGGGTGACTTATTAGGACAGGTGTATTTACAGGTACAGCTTCCCGAAATTACACTAGCGGGACCGGTACCGCAGCAGCCAGGTATTGCAACAGAGTCGCCGACTGATTATTCAAAAATTACAAATTCGGTCAGCTGGGTGAACGGTGTCGGCTATGCCATGATTGATTATATTAGCATTTGGATTGGTCAGCAGGAGGTGGATCGGCACTATGGCGAGTGGATGTATCTCTGGACGCAGCTCAGTACACCGGGATCAAAGAAGAATGGTATTTACTATATGACGGGTACACAAGAAGTGTACAATGACCAGTCGCAGCCTGGTCCGCTCAATCTATTCATACCACTTGACTTCTGGTTTTGTAAGAATCCAGGTCTTGCCTTACCGCTTATTGCGCTACAGGCGACGCCTATACGTTTCTATATTAGACTCAAGAACGGTAACGATCTAGTGTTCAGCAACAGCCTAGAGAATGCAGTGGTGGCAAATAGTCCCAATTGCCCTACGGCTCTTACTGCTACACCGGTTACCATTACGGATATGGTTATGTGGGGAGATTACATTTATCTTGATACGGAGGAACGCCGTCGGTTTGTCTCCTCGCGCCACGAGTATCTTATTGAGCAGGTCCAGCAGCAGAAGCGTTATAGTATTCCACTCAATACAACCCGCATTTCGGTTCCCTTGGTGTTCAATAATCCAATTAAGGAAATGGTATGGGTAGTGAACGAGGACCGTATGCTTCAGGCGCACGAGTGGTTTAACTATGGTAGCCGCATGTTGAATGAGTACGGTATTCCTAACTTAGATATTATTGCGACTGCGCTTCTTCAGTTTGATGGCTACGATCGGTTTGAAGAGCAGCAGG